CGTAATTATACGGCAGACCCATGTTCATGGTCACCATGTTTGTCGTGCCGGTCAGTAAAGAACCCGCCGGTATTACTGTGTTCGTCATATACGTGAAAGCAGTAGCCGTTGTCACGGTGATAGAATACGCCCCATCAGCCAAATTGTTCGACAATCCCTGCACACCAATCTGCGCGTTCGTCGCCAACCCATGCGCTGAAGAACACGTCACCGTGATAACAGTCGTGCCAATCGACGATACCGACAACAACGGCAGCTTCACCGCCCACTGCGTATCCATCACCAAAGGCATCTGGGCGTTCTGCGTATAGCCCGTAGGATTGCCTACAGGCTGGGTATTCAACGCGCTGCCATCCTGCATATCCAGAACGGTCGTAGATGGCACAGGCAAGCCTGTAAGCGGGTCTGTCGTGCCTGTCCCAACCGTCATGTAATCAGTCTCGTCCGCCTGATAATATTCAACGCGAGCATTGATGATCGGCGTCGGATCAGGCGGCACGACAATCGCCCGCAACTGCTCTTGCGGCAAATCATAACAACGATCACAGACCAGAATACGAAGGTTTTGAAGCGACGTGCCGCGCCAATCAAACTGCAATTTCAGCTTGGCATGATTATACCAAATCCCGCACCGGTCGCAGACGCCAAATGCGCGGGGGTTCTTAGAACTTGCTCTTGCTCGACCAGACTGGGAGGCCCATGCCATTTACAACCCCTTATTGCCCATAGAGCAATTTTCACTAGCAGTGATAACTTGCAAGTTCCAAGGGACGTGAAGACCGTTTACTCTTTTCCCTTTTAAGGGGATTATATGATCAACATGATGTTTGATGCCAGTTTGTTTGGTGACGGCAATGCAAATGTCGTAAAATTCTTGAATTTGGGCACGTTCTATAAACGAAAGCCATGATGGCATGGCACGCATTTGAATGGATTGCCTATTGCGTGTTCTTGCGATGCCCTTTGCAGGATTACGTTGATACCATTTGCGTTGACGAAAATTTTCTTTCTCTTTGAAATCAGGAGATAATTTTCTAATGAGATAATTTTTTTTTGCTGTTAATTTTGCTTTTTCTCTATTGGCATGGTGCCATTCTTTTGCACGTTTTTTAATTGCATCGGGATTAACGAGATAACGTGATTTTTCTCTTTCTCGATGTTTTTGAGCGCCCTCTTCGGTAGACCGATAACGCGCAGTGTTACGTCGGCAACATTCTTTGCACCATGAATTGATGCCACTTTTAGTCCGGCGATTTAACCCAAATAATTCTAAATCTAAATCTCTATCACATTTAGGGCAATGTTTCACCGATAATATCCTTGAATTTGCGGAGAAATGTACTGCTGGGCCTGTTCTACGTTTTGTTCTGCCGCAACGGTATAAGCTTCATCGGCAAGAGTTTTCAACATTGGGAATTTATCTGGCGCCCAAATTTGGGCTAACCGCAATGCAAGGCCATAGGCAAATGCTTCCATCCAAATAGGAGGAATATCAACATTTGCGGCCCCTGCCAATGTTGAATCTTCAATTTGCTGAACCGCATAATAACTCATAGAGGTTTGATTTCCATCAGGAACAGGCCACAAGCTAATAGTAGGCGATAATAGGCGGTCAAACCAGTACGTAGTCGGCCAACCTTGCTGCGTTTTATTAGGGTAGGACGCATATTCAGTGCGGCTGACCGGCATAATAATACGATCAATCGCCGTTGATCCGCTGCCCGTCGTAATATAGGTGTCCAAAATCATGACGATATTGGGGTTTACCGTATACGTTGCCGCGCCTTGAACCAGCGGGGTCGTAACCAACTCTACCTTCCATAAATTCACCCCACGGTTCGACCAGTTCATCAGCATCATGTTTGCCGCCATAACGGCAGACTCAAAATGCTCTTGAACTAGCGACGTGCTGCGAATGCCGCAAAGATTGAACGCATAAAGCGTAATCTCACCAAGCGCAGGGTTGTAGTTGTAGGTGTTGGTTGTCGCCATTACAGCGTCCCGTCATTGAGAACTAAAACACCGCCGATGTTGATGCTAACCACCGCCGCAGTCGCGCTACTAGGCGCAATCTGCCACCGAATATCGGTCCCCGCCGCGTAACCGAAGGGAAAATGCCGTTGCACTTCATAGTTTGTATTAAACGGCGATTGTAGAATAACACGCTGAACACCAGACGAGGAGTTAGTCACAGCGCGATATGTCGTATAGTTAGCAGTATTTCCGTTGAACGACGAATATGCCCCAAAACGATACATATACAACGTGTTACCCGCCGGAACCGTATAAACAGTCATCTGGGACGTGCCAAGGCTGGCCGTCACGCCATTGATGGTGCCAGTGTTTATCTGGGCATAAACGACCGTGCCGCCAGTATTAGACAGCGTAATAACGCCCGCAGGATTAGTGGCACTGCCCACATACACCGAAATATTATTGATGCGGAAATACTGGTTTACAGTTGGCACGTTCGTCGTGCCATTAAGAACCAATACTTCAGAAATCGCGTTGTAGTTAGCATCCAACCCCGAAATCAAGATCGAGGCAGTGTCAGTGTTGACCGTGCTAACAAGGTTCATTGTAATCGCCGACGGAGGAAACACGTAATCCGTCGAAGACATGTTTTCCCAAACGGTGCGAAATAGATTGGCCGTGGCCGGTGTCGTGCCATACCCAAACACGTTTGCCGCCGTGTGACCATAAATCTGACCACGCGAAACCTGCAATTCAAACGGCTCATAACGCCCAACCCGAGTGATGGACTGATTGACTACACCGGTCATTAGTTGCAATCCCATTTACGGAGAGATTTGTTGATCCGACTATTCGGATCATGCGCCGTCTTGGCAGAAGCTAAATGCTTCCGCATACCTTCCATCCGCGCACAAAAAGAACGACGCCGAGCGGCTTCCAGTTCACTATGCTGCGCTTGTTCGCGGGATACCGGCGGCTTGATATTATGCCCTTCGGCCTTCAGAGAAGCGCGGCCCTTGGCGTTTAAACCGCCTTCAGGATTTTTACCTTCACGGCGTGTCCAAGCACCAGCCATAACGCCCTCCAAGAAAGTATGGGGGCCGAAGCCCCCAGCCTTTAGCCCATCGTCTCAGGCTCAACATGACGGCCCTTAGCCGGGGTGCCATGACGAGCAGAAGTGAACGGGTTAGCGTCAGAAGTCGCACGGCCACCGCTCTTACGCGGCTTACGACCAGCGTGATGCTTGGCAGCCTCGCCATGCACCGAGCCAACATGCTTCACATGACCCATGTGGTGATGCACCACATGACCGCCGCGCTTGCGCTTCGCACGGCCACCGTGCTTACGCTCCTCAGCCTCTTTCTCAACGCGGCTGTGGTTGTATTCTTCCGGCTTGTCCTTGAGGTCCATTTCAGCCTCATTCACACCCTTCATGTCACTCTCCACTTCACCGCCAGTCTTGCGGTGCTTGCGAGCCTTAGGAGCGCCATGCACGCCATGGTGCGCCACTTCGTGAACGCCATGATGAGCGTGATGCTTTTTCGTGTGATGCCCGTGGTGGGGAGCACCATGGTGCGCGGAATGATGAGCCATTGCTGCCTCCTACTACGAAGCGTTGTTGATGCCCTGGATATAGAACACCGTCAGGGTGCCTACGCCAGTGCCAGTGTTAGCCGAAGTCACCTTGATCTGAATGTCAGTCGGACCACCAGTCTGGAAGGTCGAGTTGCTGACATTGTCCCAGTTTGCAATCTGCGTGGCACCAGTGCCAGGAAGGATCGTAAGCTGGCCCAAAGCACTGGCGGTGACAGCGTTAGCCGCCGTAAACGCAGTCGCTGCGTTCGTGCCGGCAGTCGCACCAATGTTCAGAGTAGCCGCAGCACCAGACCAAACCGACGTCACCATCAGGTAAATGTCAGTGATCTGGCTCTGCGCCGGGATCGTGATGTCCGCAGCACCGTTAGCTTGCGTAATGACGCTACTCTGCGCCATCTGCACATAGCCAAGGTTTTGCGTTCCAACCGACGACCCAAGGGCAGCAAGGTTGCCCGTGCCATCGCTACCAAGCACGTTACCAGCCAGCAGCGGCCCGGTGAAGGCGGTAGCCGGGGTTACCGGGCTACCGTTGGGGTTCGGATACTGTCCGGGGACAATATCGTTGATTAGCGTCGCCATGAGGTTACTCCTTTCCTAGTGATCCCAATCACGAAGTCGGGAAACTGCCCCAGATTGAACGCCAATTGTAGTATCCAAAACTATAACGTTCGTAGGCTTTCACCAACAAATTATCAGAGACGAAATCGACTTGCATATCCGTCTCGAACTTAACGCGCTCCATGTAGGACAGGCCGTCGATGTTGGTCAGCAGGAACCAAGCATAGGACGAGGTCAAGAAGTCGTTGACCATGTAGCCTTCGGACAGACCGCCCGCCGTCGTGAGGATGGCGTTGACGTCGTTGTCGGCAGTGCCAGGGCGCAGTTCCGTCTTCAGCAGGCGGATTGCAACCGGCTCCAACTGCGGCGGGATGACCAGCTTACGACCGCGAGCAAACACCTTCAGACCGGCTTGGTCTTTGAAGTTTGTGCGGATCGAGATCATGCCGTTCAGCAGCGTCGCCTCGTTCAGATCGACCGGGGTCGAAGGAATGTTGGCAACGGTCGAACCGTCAATCGGGTGGTTGGAGGCGCACAGCGCAACACCGTCACCGCCGACGTTGGCGTTGTAGGTAGTCGCGGTGTTCAGGACGTTCGCGCCGTAAATTTCCTTGGTCTGCTGGAAGGACTCGATCAGGCCAAGGTTCGACGGGTGGAACTGGGTCTTGTAGAGGTTATCGTCCACCGCCTTGCGGGTGATGGCATAACCAAGACCGATTTCCGTGTGTTCCTGGTTGTAGACATAACGCTCGCCAGCGCCGTTGTCGAAGGCGGTCTGACCACCCTCAGTCTTCAACTGCGCGAGACCCAGGAAGCGCAATTCGGCGGTACGTTCCAAAGCCAACTTCGAATCATGTTTGGTAAAGATCTTATCATATTGGCTTGGAATCATTTCGTATTTGCCTTCCACCCCCCGGAGTCCGGGCAGGAGAAGATCCTTGATTGCTGAAAGATTAACAGCCATTGGTCCTTACTCCTGTTAGATGCCGGTCACGCCAACCTTCATCGCAGCGTTATTGAACGCGACAATGATGCGGTTGTATGCGGAGGTGTAATCGTTGCCGTTGATCGTCTGAAGCGGGTTGGACCCGTCAGGCGTGTAGTTGGCAAGGGCGATGATACGGAACGGCAGGGTGGCAGAAGTGCCGCCCGGCGTGCTCAGGGTATACTGGTCAGCATACGCCGTTGACAGACCGTTGGCGATGTTGCCAGGGCCGTTGTTCGACGTATAAGTCGGCGCCAAGGTGTTGGTGTTGGTGCCGGTGCCAGCCGCATACGCTACGCCAATGTTCTGACCGATGGACGACACGCCGACCGCAGTGGCCGTCGTGTTGCTGTTCGCGGTCTGAACGACGAACTGCGCGTTCGGGTCGGTAATCACATACGCGGTCACGTAGCTGGTGGACGCGCTGTTAACATCGCCGATGCCGGGGAAGTAGTTCGACCAAGTCGTGCGCTTCTGCGACACGCTCAGGTATTTGCAGCCGACGAAGACGCCGACAAGGTTACCAGCGCCAGCAGTCGGTCCATCAACCGTGCTGTTGGTGCCAAGCTGGCAGATCGTGCCGGTAGAAAGCTGTGCGACCGGATCGCCATAGAAAATCTGCGGGTTCGTGCTGCTGGTCGCGGAAATGGCAAGCTGCGTCTGCTCATAGGTCGGCGCAGACCCGGTGCCGCTATACTGTGAAAATCCGAAAGGCGCATTGGTATTCGCCATGACGGTTCTCCTTCATAAAGGAGGTTCCGACATCGCGCACCGGGGCGATTGGAAACCAGGAAAAACTCATCTTCCCACGCCGGGGGGAAGTAAGGATTCTGTCCTACGGCATGCCAACTAACATGCCGCAAGACAAAATGAAAGACTTTATTCGTCGCCAGGGATCGGGATAGGTTCGTATCCTTTATTGATCCTTGCTTTTGCTTGCGGATGATTGCGGCCGAACTGTCCATCAGGCGCAGAGTTCAGTTGCGCTTCTTTCTGCCGCATCTGTTGACGGGCAGCACGCAACTCTAAATCCCGCGCTTCGTCGGTGATGTCTTTCGGTCGTTCCATCAGGACCATGCCATCACGCTCGATGGTGTTCCAAGAACCACCCGATGGCATCATTTCGGAATGGCGGCTGGCCGGAACCGGCTCCCACCCCTTACGAGCCAAGGCAACCTGATAAGCCGGGTCTTCTTGGTTCAGGATGGTCTTGCGCTTCCATTCATACGTCCACCCATCCGGCACGTAATGCGCCGGGACATAGAACTTGTCGGGGCCTTCATCCAAATCGCCACCCAAATGCCCCCTAATTTCCGCCGCACGCTTGGCAGCACGGGCGCGAGGGTCTTCCTCCCGCATCGGTCGGCGCATAGCCTCTCGAACGGGCGTAGATGCCTCTGGGGCGGCTTCTACTGGTGCCGCAGGTTCAGTATTCATGGCCGCTTCAAGGGCGCTGGGGGCCTTTCTACGGTTTCGCAGGCTCAT